TATCAACTACTAATGTTTGACTGGATTGTGTAATGGTAGCGTTACTATTACCGTTACTACCTCTACCAATACTCAATGAACTAGTAGAAACTTGAACACACGCTATGTTAGCAGAAACAATTACGTTGCCTGTAGGATAATTGACAGTTATGCCAGGACCTGCAGTTCTGTTAACAGAAGTTACTTCAGCATTTGCATTAGCACTAAAAAGTTGGTTAAAGTTATTTTGTACTTTATCAAATGCTGTTCTTATTGCATCAGCAGAAGGATCATCCGGGAATGTTCCAAAATCTATGTTGTTTTGACTCATATTAGTGTTGCCTATTTATAATGTATTTATCGTTAAGTAAGAAACAGTAACCCAAAAAAATACCCGACTATTGCCGGGTATTTTTAATTACAATTTTATTATAGACCGCTTAATTTCATATAGTCTTTTAACAAATCTGTTGACTCTTTCATTGGGCTACCTAATCCATCAGCACCCATGCGATTCCGTTGACCTGCAATGACTGGGATAGTTGTTTGACCAGTAGATTTTTGTTTATTCAATCCACCAGTGATAACTTTAGTCATAAAGTCAATGTCAGCTTCAAACGTATCATCTGCGCTGTTAGCATATGATTCATCTACTTTCTTGTCTTTCTTGTCTTTCTTGTCATCATACTCTATGTCTTTGGTAACTTTCTTACCGGCTTTTTCTGCCTTGTTGTCATCTTTGCCCTTATGACCTTCGTCATATTCAATATCTTTGGCAACTTTCTTACCTGCTTTTTCTGCTTTGGCATCTTTCTCACTAGTTGATTCTTCTGATAAGAATGCCAATTTCTTGTAAAGATTAGCGAAAGATTCTGCTACTGTTTCTTCCTTCATTTTACGGTCGCCGTATAATTCTTTATCAGTAATCTTATCAGCAGCAGCAACTGCATCTTTGCCAAACTTTTTTTCTACTCGTTTTTCAGTAGCATCTGCTTTGCGATGTGCATCATCATATCCCCATCCATCCATACCATGCGCTCTACGTTTACCTAAAGTTTTTACTGCTAGTTCTTGTGAAATTTCATCAAGTTGACCAGTTTCATCTTCAGCTTCATCTAATTTTTCTTCTTCTCGGCTGCGTCTTTCATGATCAGCTTTATCTGCTTTATCTTCGGCCGAATCTTCGTCACCATCTGGATCTTTGTAATAACCTTCTTCATCTAATGCGTCTGTGCCGGCTTCTTCACCGGTAGTATCTTCCATACCTTCGGTCGGGCTTGAATATATTTTACCTTCTTCTTCGTCTGCCCCTGCATCTGCTGTTGCTAATGCGCTATTAGCTGCTGCATTACCTGCAACATCAGCATTAGTGTTATCAGCACCGGAATCTGGAGCATTTGTTTCAGCAACTTCATAAGCCATTTGATCTTCTGATTCATCTTCACCCATAACTGATTGTTCATCAGACTCACATTGATGATTCTCTTCCATCATACCGCCACATGACTCACATGTTTCTTCTTCACCGTGCATATGACCTTCTTCACCAGAGCCTTCTTCATCTTCATAGTCGCCGCCACCTTGCATCTCTCCGTTACCAGATAATTTCTTCATCAATGCCATCATACCATCATGGTCATCAACTACATTGATACCACCATGTGCGCCTGCTGAGCCTTGTGGTGCGCCATAACCATTTTGTTCATCACCACCAAACAATCCCATACCTGCTGATTTGATGATAGATAACAATTGATCTGCTTCACCGTCTTGTGCTGATACACTTACTGAATCAGGTGATCCTTGTTGACCTTTACTGATTGAAACTGTCATACCTTCTGATACTTTTTTATCTTCAAGTATAGCATTTAATTGTTTATCTAATGCTTCAAAAGCAAATTCATCTAAATTTGAATCATATCTTGAGTTGTCAGTAAATGAACTTCCACCTACTTTAAACTTACCACCGTGTGGTGTTTTAGCAAGACCGGCAGTGAAAGCATTACCTTCATCATACATTGCTTCGCCCATGTCATCAGCACCATAACTAGCCATAGTAGCTACTTCGGGACCTTGTCCCATTTCACCAACGCTTGTACGACCTAATATTGGCATTTGACCATAGCACTCATCTAAGCCTTCTTTGAAGCCATCATGATAGCAACGTGCTTCTTCCATATCATCATTTGTGCAATTGTATGGCATTTTTCTTAGTGCATGACTTTTACCTTGAAGTCTCGCTGCTTGTAAATTATGTTCCATACCTTCTTTTACTTTCTTTTTAGCGAAAGGATTTACACCTTTCTTAGGTGCTGCACCTTTACTCTTATCGGCAGCAGCTTTTTTCATTGGCTCTTTCTTATTTCCGTCTTTGTCTAAATCTAAGAAGTCTGGCTTTGCACCCTCTGATAATTTCTTTTTACAATCAGCTACCATTTGTTTCAATTCCTTCTGATCGCAATCAGGATGCATTTTGCAAATTTCTGCCATAGACTTTCCATCTTGACACATTTTTTTAACATGTGACATTGGTGGGCATTTCTTTTTGTCAGTTTCTTCTTTCTTAGCAGAAGGGTTAACACCCTTCTTGCTTTCTAATACACCGCGATTATTACTGCTTAGTGGACTTGATTGAGCAAAGTATTGCGGAGCTTCTGCTTCTTTCATACCTGTCCTTTCTTCTTGGTCATCCATTCTATATTCGTAATCACTTAGTGCTTCATTGTAGGCTCTTTTGAATGTTTCATCAAAATATGATGCGTCATCATTACCACTAGTACCATTAGTCATATCCATATAGTTTACATTGATACTATCACCGTCATTGTCTACCCTGGCACGAATTTCATGGTCTATGGTTTTATTCACAAATCTCATTTTTCTACCAGTTGGTGATCTGTAAATTTTATATCCGTGTTGTTTGGCAAAATCTATTGTCTTTTGTAGACCAGCCATTGCGTCATCGTTAACGCCTTCCGCCATACCTTGCTCTGGCAACACCCCTTTAGGACCATGTTTCCCGGCTTGAGCTTTTATTCCCAGTTTTGTCATTATCGACGATCTACTTCTCGCGGTCAGTGGGGCATCAAAATGCCAATGTTTTTCTAACGTATTACGACCAACGTCGCCTTTAGAAACTTTTACCGGCCGATCGGGATCAGTATCAAAATTTCTTTGAATTGTATCGTATGCATCTGGATTAGAGCGCCATTTTGCTGCTTCCGCCACACCTTGTGATTCATGCATCTTCATTTTCTTTAATTGTGAGCCTGCAATTTTTGTAGCAGCTTCTTTACCGTACTTGGGTGTCAATTTACGAACTAATGCATCAAACCCTGTAGTAGCATTGTTATGCTTACCAACATCTCCGCCTTCTCCCATTGGCTTAACTTGTGAACCTGCGCCTGCTGCTGGTGTAGCACCTGGAGCTGCGCCTGGCTTCTGCATTGACATTGTGCCATTCTTAGCTGCTTGTACTACTGCTGGATCTTGTGTAGTGATTGCCGGCATATTAGGGTTAGCCGGATCTTTAATCATAAAAGATGGCTTTGTTGCCATCTGCTGTTGCGCCTTTACTGCCGGTGTGGCTGGCATTGGCTGCACTGCCAAACCTGCTTCACTTAAAGCGCCGTCCATTTGATCAAAGTATTCTTTAAGACTATGCTTGACACTAGGCTTTCCTTTTGGGTTAGGTGCTTTACCCATTCCCATTGCTTTGCTTAGTGCTGAACTGTCATATGATTTAACCTCACCTGACGAATCTGCATTCTTTGGAGGACGACCTTTGCCACGCTTAACAGCAGGGGCATCATTCATTTTAGCTAAACTTGTACGACCAATTGGTTTACCATATTGATCAGTAACATCGTCTGTACCATGTCTATTACCATATCCACCTGGACCTGCTTTGTGAACAGTTGAATCACCTTCGGTTAATTGGTCGAATGATTTTAATATATCTCTAATATCCATTTTGTTTTCCTTAACGGTTATATGCTGCGCCAGTCTTTGGCTTTGGTGGCATCTTTATAGTACTCATTGGGCTCTTATCACCCATCTTCTTATCATCTAAATATGGCTTGAACGGGTCAAACACATCTTTTGTTCTTGTTCCTGCATATGGAATATCAATCTTAGACTCTTTGGCTTGGTCTTTGATTGATTGTAAATATGAATCCCCATACGCTCTGCTTGCTTCTTTGGCACCGGGCTGCTCACCCATTTCTTCTTTATCAAGCAATGGGCTATTTTTCATTTCATTTTCATATCCAGCCATTTCGCTGTCAATGCTATCATCAAAATCAGTTGATATCATACGAACCATGTTAACATTGTAACCTAATAATTGAGCAAGTTGTTGTACCATTGGTTCTGTCGCTGGGTATCTAAACTCAACTTTAATCAATGTCACACTTTCGTTCTCTAAATTAGGAAAACCATATGGTGATTTCTGTATTGGAGTACTTTTTGGTTCGCCGATTTCCACTGGGTCAAACTTTTTTAGGTTGTACTTAAACATATCTAAAAAATTCTTATCAATGGTGCCGGCAATTTTGATAGTGTAGTTGTAAGTGTGTACACTTTCCATGATATATTGTTTAAGGCTTCGCATTTTTTATTCCTGTATATATTATTTATCTTTTTAAGTGGATTTTGCTGCCAACATCTTAAGCAACTCGTTTCTATCAAGTTCTCTTCCTTCTCCTATTGGAGTAGCTTCAATCTCTTTGTCCCTATTTGCTTCTTTTTGATCTAATTGTGCTTTTTTCAATTGCAAATCAATCATCTTTAGCTTCTTATTTAGTTTAGCAGTTTTTGCAGTAATAGCATGACCTAGCATAGTTCCAGCAACATTGAATATCTCACTAGCATATCTGCTATCCACTTGCATACCCAAATCCATTAAATCTTTATAGCTGTCTTGTGCTAATGTAGCAAGACTATCCATCTCATCATCTGCGGCTTCTAATCCACGTACTTGTGGCAATGCTTGTTCTATTTTTGATAGACTATCTAATGCCTCAGTAGTTATTTCCTGAGCGTTTTCTGGTGTTGGTTTTGCCAAGTTGTCTATTTCATCTTGCGGTAACTCAAATAATTCTTCTAATTTTTTGTTCATAAAAGTATTTAGTTACTTTCGTGACCCATTTCTAAAAAGATCATCTTCTGTAATTACGCGAAAGGAAAAACCTTGCATTTTACAATATGCAGTGGCCGCTTGCCATTTAGCATGATTAACTGCTACCACTGCTCTGTCTCTTGCACTTGCGGTTCTACTTTCAATTAGACTTTGTTTCTTGGGTTTAATTTCTACAACTTCAGCAATTGCTTTGCCAAATTTGTTTTGGTAAACAACAAAGAAGTCTGGAATATACATATGCATCTTTCCGTCTAATGGACTACGATAAGGTACAGACATTGATTCACTAGCCCAATGAGTTACACTTTTGTGTGTATCACAGAAGGTCATAAACGTTAATTCCCAACCTGATCTGTATTTTGGCTTATGCTTACCTACGTATTTTTGTGGATTTCTGGGAGTGAAGGTACCTTGTGCATAATTAGCCATACTTATTGCACAATATTACGTGCTACCGGTTGATTTGATTTTGGTATGATGGCTATGCCATATAATGACGTTTTGCTTTTAAAACTATTAAGATAATAAGCAAGAATTTGATTCATTTCCATCTTCTTTGTACCTTTGATTTGGTCTATTAACTCTAATACAGGTATCTGTGTTTCTTGTGCTATTCTAAATAACACCGCAGTGAAATTAGCTGCGATATTTTTAGTAGCACACACAGATACAAAATATGAATATACAATATCATATTCCACTGCATTAACCACTGCGTTAAATGCATAGAATGAATCAAAGATTCTAACTGTTTGATCTAAGGTTGTACGATTATCTATAATTTGAGGCATGTTTATTCTTTCTTACGGGACTTGTTTTCCGGCGTAAGGATTAGCACCAACTTGTTGTGGTGAGGATTGTGCCCCTGCTAATTTTGCGCCAGCAGTTCCAATAGCACTTTGAATAGCACCGAATACAGGAGTTGCTACAGTAACATTTCTATTTGGTGTTCCGCCTACTGAATTAATTATACCATTAACAACTTCTGATTTTGCAATATTCAATATATTTGTATTTTTAAATGTGTTATATGTAGTACCGGCTGCTTG